CAGCAAGAATTTCTGGAGTATCTCCATCTTTAATATCATATGAGTCATATGTAGTTACATTAGATAGAATTTCTTTTCTAAAACGAATATTTGTAGTAATATCCGTCATGGCAATAAGTTTATGAAATTTTCTAGTGATACCATATGGATTAGAAATTGTTACATCTGGTATAGTAGTATATCCAGTTCCTGGATTTGTTACAACTATAGATGATATCTGTCCACCAATAACTACTACTCTTCCAGTTGCAGATACACCAGCTTCACCATTATCGGGTGGTCCAAATATACAAGTTGCTGAAGTATATCCAGAACCCACGTTCGTTACAGTAATTGCATTCACACCACCACCAGCCAAATCACAGATTGCATATGCCTGAGTGCCAGTGCCAGCCTTTGCTTCTATGTCAAAATCATATAATATTTTTTGAAAATTTTCGAAGTACATTATAGACCTGCCTTAATCTTATCTTTTGTCAACAGAGCCAATTCTCTAAATGCTAAAGTAACATTAATTTGAGTTGGCATGCCATCAGCAAATGTAGTAAATTGTCCATTTGGAGTATAATCAATATCTAAATCTGTAAGAACACATGACGTATGACGATGTAAATTTAAATTCTCTTCTCCACCCTGATAGTAAAAAATATCAAATTCAGAAGGATAGAGATAAACGAAGTTATTGTCATCTTTAAATTCTGGATGCATATGAAACTTAAATTCTTCAATGATCCTAAGTACATTTTGTGCTTCGCTATAATCTCTTGGAAAGAATTGATATTCAAAAGAGAACGATCTAAAGTCAACACCCTTAAATACTTGTTCTTTCTTAGGATTTGCTGCCATGCCAAGCATCTGTGAATTTGCTTCGGCATTTGGTCCTTTTGATAATGCTAGGTTTGTGATAACTGCCTGAGCCACACCAGTAACATTACTTTCTTTACTAGATTTTCCAAGCGCATTCATAATAGCATCAGCTGTTTCTCCACCAAGTGCTTTTACCATACCAAGCCCAGCAGTATCAGTGGAGTCATATGTAACTCCATACTTTATACCAAGTTTGTTTGGTATATGTAAAGCAATAGCAGTCTTTAATCTTTTCTGAGATCTTAACTGATCAGTAGTCATTGTAGATGCTACTGCAATACCAACAGTTCCAATATTTGCTACAGCTGCACCTTTAGCTGCATTACCAACACCCTCAGCAACACTTTTAGCTGGACCGAATCCGATGGTTCCACCTGCAATACCAGTAATAGTATTAACCCCAGCATTTGCTCCGATAAGACTCTTTTGATCCCAATTCATGGCACGATTATCTCCAACATCTCTGGCTGGGAAATCATCTACCGTATCTGCTTTATATTTTGATATTAACTTCGAATCTTCTGCTACGTTAATGTAAAAAATAACATAGTTACCACCATACCTAAAATCAGTAGTTAAATCATCAGGATACTGATAATTACCGATGTCATACTTACCAGTTTCTTTACCAAATTGTTCAAATTTAGTTGCTTGTTTTTCTGGATAAGTTTCTCTCTTAGAAACAGGTACGGCACGTGTTTGCGCTTGAACCTCTGCCTGATTATCAGGTGTTTCTACTGGCTGATCTTCTGGTTCGCCATCGTCGTTATATTGTAGTGCCATTTGGTTTCTCTAAATAAAGGGGATGTTATTTATTTCTAATTAGTTATTTATGTTCCATAAAAGATCGTTCAAGCCAGTTTTTGCAGAAAAATATGCAGGGGATCCTACAAATATAATTATGAGATCTAGCTGGGAAACACGCTTTGCCATGTGGTGCGATAAGAACCCTAGTGTTATTAAATGGAGTTCAGAAGAAACTGTTGTTCCATATCGTTGTCCAACAGATAACCTGATCCATCGTTACTTTGTAGACTTTAAAATACAGGTTAATTCTAATGACGGTAAGTTGAAAACATACTTAATTGAAGTTAAGCCAGAGAAACAAACCAATCCTCCACAATATCCTGGGAAACAAACCCAGCGTTATCTACAAGAATCGTTTATGTATATCAAAAATCAAGCCAAATGGGCTGCTGCAAGAGCATACGCTAAAGATCGTGGATGGGAATTTAAAATAATAACAGAACACGAACTTGGTTTGAAGTAACCTAAATAACATTATGGCTAAAAAACCAATGCAAGACGTATTTGAACGTAATCAGTACGATCTATTAACATCAGTTAAACGATCTACTAGTTGGTTCAACAAACAGGTGAGTTCTCTCGCCCAGCAAAACATCACCCCAAATCAAGTGATAAAAGGTGATCCTTCACAGAATACAACTACTATACAACCTGGAAGTTTGTATATGTATGCTTATGATCCAAAAACAAAAGAGGATCTTCCATACTATGATAGATTCCCTCTAGTGTTTCCATTTAGAAAAACTGCAGATGGATTCTATGGTCTTAATATGCATTATCTTCCATACGACCTTCGAATCTATTTATTAGATGCTCTGCTAACCTTTAAGAACAATAGTCGTTGGGATGAAACTACAAAGTTGAAATATTCATGGGCTCTTATAGATGGTGTTTCGAAATACAAAGCAGCCCATCCATGTGTTAAACAATATTTAAATAGTCATGTAAGAAGCCAATTTAGAAGAGTTAGTTCTGCTGACTGGGCAACTGCTATGTTGCTTCCTGTAGAACGATTTGTTGGCGCATCTAAACAACAAGTCTGGTCTGACTCCAGAAAGAAAATAAGAAAACTATAATGGCTGAACTAAACGAATTTGTTGCTCAAATAAAAAGAGGTGGATTATCTAGAACTAATAGATTCCATGTTATGTTCCAACCACCTTTTCTGGATCCAGAAGTGATAGGATTAGTTGGATTACTTTGTGACCAAGTACAAATTCCAGGTACTAATTATTCAACAACACAGAATAGAGCATTCGGTGAATTTAGAGAAACACCATATGAAAGACTTTACGAACCAATATCAATGTCATTTTATGTAGACAGAGCAATGGCAGTTAAAGAATTGTTTGATACATGGACAATCTCTATTCAAAATCCAGATACTCGTCTGTTCAGCTACTATAAAGAATACATTACAGACATTACAGTATTCGTGGAAGATCTAGAAAATAATGTTAGATATAAAGTCACTATGTTTGAAGCATACCCAAAAAGTGTAGGTGCTATACAATTAGATACAACTTCAAAAGATGTCATGAAGATGTCAGTGAACTTTGTCTACAAATACTATATTACGGAAAGAGTTGCAGATGGATTTAAATTATCTGATGAACACATATCCCAGACTTATGGGGTGATTCCAGATTCAGCGAGCAGATATAGTCCAGACTTTACAACAACTGTTGATTCAGTTAGTCCAAAACAACAAAATACATTAGTGGACAAATTGAAGAATTTTGCTATAGGTGCAATTGGTGCAAAATTAGTTACAAAAATACGAAGTCTGTTAAGAAGACGTTAAGGAGATAAAGATGGCTGATGAAATTAAAGAAGTTAAAAAAGACGAAGACTGGATGCAGAAAAAGTGGCGTCCAGCTATGGGTTGGATGTACATGATTGTGTGTATGTGTGACATGGTTATATTTCCAGTTCTGTGGGCATTACTACAGGCAACAATGAAACAGCCAGTCACTCAATGGAATCCACTGACACTACAAGGTGCTGGTTTGTTTCACTTAGCCATGGGTGCGGTATTAGGTATCGCAGCATTCGGAAGAACTCAAGAAAAGATTGCAGGAACAGCAACAAATGCTACACCTACTATCACACCAACAACTCCAGCATTCCCAGTTGCTGGTGTACCTGCGCCAGCATTCCCAACCCCTGCGCCAGCAGCAAGTTTTGGTGCAGGATTTCCAGGTGACCCACCAACAAGAAACACTAGAAACGATTAATAAATATGAAAATTGATGATTCTTTGTCACAAGTCTTTGATATCCCTTCAATACCAAAGAATGAAATGATTGTTGCTGAAACAGGAGAAATAGTAACTCCACCAAATGAAAGAATTGAATCTGACTATGATACAGCCAGAGATAATCTTCGTGAGTTACTTACTACAGGACAAAATGCTTTAATGCATGCTTTGGAAGTAGCAAAATCTAGTGAACACCCACGTGCTTTTGAAGTCGTGGGTAATTTGATGAAACAGTTAGCCGATGTTAACCAACAACTTATGGATATACATCAGCAAAAAGCCAAACTTGATGCACCTTCTAAATCAGAAACGAGTAAGAAGGTGACAAACAATGCTATCTTTGTAGGTAGCACAAGTGAGTTGAATAAGTTAATTAAGAATATGTCTAAAGGAGAATAATATGTCTTTACCAATGATGAGTACACCAACATACAGTATGGTGGTTCCCTCAACTAATGAATCGATTAAATACCGTCCATTTCTTATTAAAGAAGAAAAGGCTCTGCTGATTGCCCAACAAAGTGAAGATTTATCTGTGATGGTAGATAGTCTGAAGGGTGTTATCGGCTCTTGTGTTCTTGATAAGATTGATATTAACAAACTGGCAACATTTGATCTTGAGTATATGTTTACTCAGATTCGTGCTAAGTCTGTTGGAGAAATTATTGAAATTTTAGTCCCATGTGATATAGATCATGGTGAAGAAAACGACAAAGCCAAAGTTAAGATTAGTATTGACTTAACAAAACTGTCCGTAGAAAAAGATGCAGACCATAATAAAAAGATTGAGTTGTTTGGAGATGTTGGTGTTGTGATGAAATATCCAACAGTAGAAATGTCCAAGAAACTAGAACTTGCAGATACAGAAAATATCGACAATATCTTTAAGATTATCGCAAATTCAATAGATTATATCTATCAAGGCGATGAAATTTTCCATGGTCATGAACAAACAGAAAAAGAACTTTTAGCATTCGTTGAGAATTTAACTTCAGAACAGTTTCTGAAAGTACAAAAATTCTTTACTACAATGCCTAAGATTAAAAAAGATATTGAGTACACATGTCCCCTTTGTAGTAAAGAACATAAGAAGACATTGGAGGGACTCCAAAGTTTTTTTTAATAAACCTTTGTCATGAGACATTGCACAATTATTATAAGATGAATTTTGCTTTAATGCAATACCACAAGTACTCGCTTACGGAAATTGAGGAAATGATACCGTTTGAACGAGAAATATATGTGCATATGTTGATTCAGTATTTAGAAGAAGAAAAACGTAGATTAGAATCACAAAAGAGAGTAAGATAAAATGGCAAAGAGAACCAGCAACAGTTCGGTAAATTCTAGTATTAGAGAACAGACCAGTACTACTACTGAAGGATTCTCACAAATTTTAGCAGTTCAATCTGCTACATTAGGTGAGTTGACTTCCATTAAACAACTAATGGAATTATCGAATAAGGTTCAATCTGCCACTGCTGCTAAACTTGGTGGAGGACAGGCAAGCGATACTGCTATCCTCGCTAAAATTAGAGATACTCTATCTGATCAGTTAAAA